GCGTGGGGAATCCACCAGACTTTGATTGAGGAAGAGGGCATTGACCCCTCCTCAGATGAGTACTATACTGTTCTAAACCAAAGGATTCGGGAACAATTTCCGAAACACTTTGCGAACGAACAATCCTCCAGACAACAGCGTTCCGCACCAGCTGTTGCCCCTGCAACCCGTAGTTCGGGAGTGAATAGTGTGCGCCGTACTGTCCGGCTTTCGCCGAGTCAGGTTGCTATTGCGAAGAAACTGGGCGTTCCTCTCGAGGAATATGCCAAGTACGTGAAGGAGTGAAGACATGAGCGAAATGAAAATTGATCGTGCCAGCCGCAGTGCGGATACCCGTGCCAAAGCTGAACGCCGCAAACCATGGACTCCCCCGTCACGTCTTGACACGCCGCCTGCCCCTGAAGGCTTTGAGTACCGTTGGATTCGTTCCGAGGTCAATGGTTTCCAAGACAAGCAAAACGTCTATTCCAAGCTGCGCGAAGGTTATGAGCTCGTGCGTTTGGAAGAAGTGCCGGAAAGCTACCAAGCTCTCCTGCCGACGTTAGACGACGGCAAACATGCTGGCGTTATTGCTGTTGGTGGTCTCTTGCTTGCCAAGATTCCCAAGGAAACCATCGAGGAGCGAAACGAGTACTATCGTCGTAAGGCCCAGGACCAGTTGCACGCTGTGGACAACGAGATGATGCGTGAAAACGCTCACTCTACAATGCGAATTCAGACGCCCGAGCGGAGTTCGCGCACAACTTTCCGCCAGCCAAACGCCTAAGTGAGGCTGGTTATCCAAACTTAGCAGGAGCTAACAAATGGCAAACGTAAACAAGCCTTTTGGTCTGCGCCCCTCTGGTAACTTGTCCGCTACCGGTGCCCAAAAACAATACGGGTATCAGATTGCTGACAACCAAGCAGGCGCGATCTATCAAGGTGACTTGGTCGTCGTATACGACGGCTACATCATCAAGTATGACGCAGCTACGCATGCCGCCCCCACGGGCGTCTTCAACGGCTGCCAGTACGACGATCCCACCCGTGCAAACAAGCCGACGTGGAAGAACTACTATCCTGGTAGCATCAACATTACCCAAGGCATCATCGCCTGTGAAGTGTTGGACGATCCGAGCCAGTTGTTCCTGGTCCAAGCTGACGGCGCAGTGACTCAAGCCAACATTGGCAAGAACGCTGATCCGACCGCTTCCACGACCGGTAGCACCACCTCTGGTGTCTCGAATGGTTCTTTGAGCTCTGCTTCCATTGCGAAGACCGCTGCTCTGACCTTCAAAATTGTTGGCCTCTACGAGACCCCAGACAATGAACTGGGCACTTACTCCGTGGTCGTTGTCAAACTCAATCAACACCAGTACGGTAGCGTTGGTGTTGCAGCTGATGGAGCTTAATCATGGCTATTACCCGTTCACAACTCGTTAAAGAGCTTGAGCCCGGCCTGAACGCTCTGTTCGGTCTGGAGTACAAGCGCTATGAGAACGAACACGAAGAGATTTTCGCAATCGAAACCTCTGACCGTGCGTTCGAAGAAGAAGTGATGCTGACCGGCTTCGGTTCCGCCCCGGTGAAGACCGAAGGTGCTGGCGTGGCATACGATACCGCTCTGGAATCGTTCACCGCTCGCTACACCCACGAGACCATCGCCATGGCGTTCGCGCTGACCGAAGAAGCCGTTGAGGACAACCTCTACGACCGTCTGTCGGCTCGCTACACCAAGGCTCTGGCTCGCTCTATGGCGAACACCAAACAGGTCAAGGGCGCTTCGGTGCTGAACAATGCTTTCACCGGCGGCGCTTACGCTGGCGGCGACGGTGTTGCTCTGTGCTCTACCGCTCACCCGACCGCCCTGGGTCCCGACTTCTCTAACCGTCCCGCCGTTGCTGCTGACCTGAACGAGACCTCTCTCGAGCAGGGCATTATCGACGTGGCTGCGTTCACCGATGAACGTGGCCTGAAGGTGGCCTTGACGGTTCGCAAGATGATCGTTCCCAAGGAACTGCAGTTCACGGCTGAGCGCCTGATGAAGTCCACGCTGCGCACCAGCACGGCTGACAACGACATCAACGCAATCAAGTCGATGGGCCTCGTTCCCGAAGGCTACGCCGTCAACCACTTCCTGACCGACACCAACGCATGGTTCCTGATCACCGATGCGCCCAACGGTCTGAAGATGTTCGAGCGTTCGCCCATCCGCACCGCCTTCGAAGGTGACTTCGACACCGGCAACGTGCGCTACAAGGCTCGTGAGCGTTACAGCTTCGGCTGGTCTGACCCTCGCGGCATCTACGGTTCTCCTGGCGCTTAATCAGCGGCAGAAAAATCGTGAAAGGGGCCCTTGTGGCCCCTTTTCTTTTGGTGTATATTGGCCCCATTCCGGGGTTTTTGGCGCTCCTGACAGGTCCCGGCCTGACGACATGCAGACAGAAGCGCCCCACCACTCGCATGTGAGGAACAAATGGCAAATACCACTTTCACCGGACCGGTTCGTTCCCAGAACGGTTTCCAATCCATCACCAAAAACGCCACCACTGGCGCAGTCACTGTCAACTCGTCGTTTGGTACTGATGTTGTTCTGAGCGCTCAGTCCCTGTCTGGCGCAGGCGCAGTTGATATAACCAACGCTTTCACCTCGTTGACTACCACTGGTGCAGCGCAGGCCCTAACGTTGGCCGACGGCACGGTTGGTGAGATTAAAGTCATCGTTCACACCGTGGACGGTGGCAGCGCAGTGCTGACCCCCACCACCAAGATTGGTTTTACCACCATCACCTTCACCGCTGTGGGGGATTCCGCAATGCTGATCTATACGGCTGCAGGCTGGGCTGTGATTGGTTCCAAGGGCGCGACCATCGCTTAATAGGAGTCCGACATGGGCTTTCAATATGACGTAAAAGCGAAAACGGTGACCAGTACCGGCGCGTCCGGTATTGGTACTCCCCGTGCTCGCATCAAGGCCATCTACTACGTCCCCGGAGGCTCCGCTGGATCCATTTCTTTTAAGGATGGAGGCACCGGAGGCACCGAACTGATCAATCTGGCAACCCCTGCCAGCACGACAGGTACTGGGTCTATGTATGTGCTGATCCCTAATGATGGTGTGCGCTTTGAAGCGGACCCCTACATCACCCTCACAAACGTGACCTCTGTCACGTTCTTCTACGGTTAAGGAGCCTATTATGGGACGAGCAGCAAAAATGGAAGACCCCCTGTATCAGGGGGAAGTGCAGCCCGGTGCGCAAAAACAGGACATGTCTAAGGGGGGTCCTAAGCAGACCCCACGCAAGAACTACCAAAAGCCCTCGGCTTCTGTGGCTCCGCGTGGCGTAGGCATGGCTCGCAACAAACAGTGCAAGATGTACTGACATGGCCAAGTCTCCGGCATGGCAACGCAAGGAAGGCAAGAACCCCAACGGCGGCTTGAACGCCAAGGGTCGCGCCTCTGCCAAAAAACAGGGGATGAACTTGAAACCTCCCCAGCCGGAAGGCGGCAAACGCCGAGACTCTTTTTGCGCCCGTATGGAAGGGATGAAGAAAAAGCTCACCTCCGCCAAGACGGCCAAAGACCCGGATTCTCGGATCAACAAGAGCCTCAGAGCCTGGAAATGTTGAGATGGACCTGAGCACTGTATGGACCAGCGCACTCACGATCATCATGGCCTTAATGGGCATGGTGATTCGTTCGCGGGACAAAGAAATCGAGGGTGTGCGCCTGGATCAGGGCAAAGACCGCGAGGAAATGCAGCGCCTGCAGGTTCTTCTCAATCGCACCCGCGAGGAGGTGGCCAAAGAGTACGTTACCAAGGTCGAAGTGCATGCCGACATCAACCGGGTTCTGGTTCGCTTGGAGCAGCTCGATGCTAAGCTGGACAGATTGATTTTGGAGAAGCACAATGCCCCCGGTAAGTAAGAAGCAAAAGCGTTTGATGGATGCAGCGGCTCACAGCCCTGCATTTGCCAAAAAAGTTGGTGTCCCAATGTCCGTTGCCATGGATTTCAGCGAGTCTGGCAAAGGCAAAAAATTCAGAAAAGGCGGTGAAACTATGAACCATGGAACTAAAAGTTACGCCAAAGGCGGGTTGGCCAAGCGCGGCCAGGGTATTGCCAAGAAAGGTTTTGCCAAAGGCGGTGCCATCACCGCTTCTGGTGCCGATACGGCAGGCCCACAGGGCAAAACCATCAGCCAGCCGGTAAAGAAATCGGTGTCTGGGGACAACGTCAAAGTTCGCGGAGTGGGTGCCGCTCGCGCTCGCGTCGCCACGATTTATTAAGCCATGACCACCTCCGGCACATCCGACTTCAATTTGGAGTTCGATGACATGATCGTCGAGGCGTATGAACGCTGCGGCATCGAGGTCAGGGATGGCTACGACATGAAGACGGCCATGCGGTCGATCAATCTTCTTTTTGCAGAGTGGGCCAACCGGGGGCTTAATCTTTGGACGATTGAGCAGCGAGAGGTGACCTTGGTTACGGGCACCTATCAATACGCGTTGCCGCTTGACACGGTGGACGCGCTATCTGCGGTAATTCGGACAAATGCTGGCCAATCTACCCAGCAAGACATCACAGTGGATCGCATTGGATATGCAGAGTATTTGCATATTCCGAACAAGAGCACGCAGTCTCGACCTGCTCAGTGGTTCTTGCAGCGCACCACAACGCCGCAGCTGTTCCTGTATCCGGCACCCGACGCGACGCAGACCTACGTCTTCCGTTACTACGCTGTTCGTAGAATTCAAGATACCGGCACCTTCACCAACACGGCGGATGTGGTGTTCCGTTTCTTGCCGTGTCTGGTAGCGGGGCTTTCCTATTACTTGTCAGTCAAGAAAGCCCCGGACCGCGTTCAATTGCTCAAGACAATGTACGACGAAGAGTTTACCCGTGCCTCTAATGAGGACCGCGAAAACTCTGGCTATTTTGCTGTGCCTATGTATCAACAGAGGTGACGCATGGCCACAGGATACGTATCAGGCAAATTTGCAATTGCGCTGTGCGATCAGTGTGGGCAGCGCTTTAAGCTAAACGCGTTGATCAAGGATTGGAAAGGGTTCAAGGTTTGCCGGGAGTGCTACGAGCCCAAGCACCCGCAGCTGGAGCCTAAGCGCACGATTAATGAGCCGATTGCTTTGTATCAGCCGCGCCCAGAGGCCCGAATGGCTGTTACAGTCTATGTAGGCTGGACTGTTGACACGTCGATTGCAAGCGTGGGCATGCAGCCAATGCCGTATGCTAAGCAGTTGTACGCAGGTGGGGTACTGTCTCCAGTTACGGTGGTAATCACATGAACTACACACAACTCAAAGTTGCCATTCAGGACTATGTCCAGAACACCTTCACTGAGACCGAGCTGGCTACCTTTGTGCAGCAGGCGGAGCAACGCATCTACAACACAGTGCAGTTGGCCAACCTGCGTAAGAACGTCACGGGCGCACTATCCACTGCCAACAAGTACCTGTCCGCCCCTGGGGACTACCTGTCTACCTATTCTTTGGCGGTCTATTCATATGCGACTCCCACTATCACAGGAACTTCAGGGTCGTTTAACATCACGGTATCTTCTTCCACAGATGTCGTAGTTGGTCAGTCTGTGTATGGCACGGGCGTAGGCACCGGTGCGGTGGTGACGGGGATTAATGGTTTGGTTGTCACAGTGGACGTGGCCAACAGTGGGACGGTATCGGGCACCGGTACCTTTCAAGGGGATTACGTTTATCTAAAAAATGTGGATGTCAACTACATTCGACAGGTGTATCCCAACCCCAAACAAACGGCTCAGCCAAAATACTACGCAATCTTTGGTCCGACCTACAACCAGGAAACGGAATTGTCATTCATTGTAGGCCCCACTCCTGATCGGGTCTATCAGGCAGAATTGCACTATTACTACTACCCGGTATCGATGACTGATACGGTTCAAAACCCCACGGGAACCACGTGGCTGGGGGACAATTTTGATTCCGTGCTGCTTTATGGCTCTCTGATGGAGGCGTATACCTTCATGAAGGGCGAACAGGATCTTTTGCAGCTGTATGACACCAAGTACAAAGAAGCGCTGATGCTCCTGAAGAACTTGGGCGATGGCAAGCAGCGGGGCGATGCCTACCTGGATGGGCAAGTTAAGGTCAAGGTGCAGTAATGATTACCGCAGGACTTGTAACCAGCTTTAAAAGAGAGGTCCTCTTGGGGACCCACGACTTGCTGAACGACGTGATCAAGATCGCGCTGTACACCTCTGCAGCTGAGCTGGGCCCAGAAACCACGGTCTACACGCCGGTGGGGGAGGTCTCCAGCTCGGGGACTAACTACACCACCGGGGGCCAAGTGCTATTGCTGCCCCAGGTAGGGGGCGGAAATGGCACGGGCTATGCCACCTTTAGTGACCCAATTTGGTATGCCACCACCTTTTCAGCGCGTGGTGCTTTGATCTACAATTACACGAAGGGCAATAAAGCCATTGGTGTGATGAATTTTGGGTTGGATCAGGTGACCCTGACTCAGGAGTTCAAGATTCAATTTCCTGCATACACCCCAGAATCAGCACTGATTCGCATCACCTAAGGAGTAATCATGTCCATCGAAAAAGCAATCTCTACCGACACCGTCAGCGGAACTTTGATCCGTAGCGGCCAGCCCGAAGACCAGTTGATGGCTCTGGGTAAATTTACCATGGAGTGCTACGACTCCGAAGGCAAGCTGAAATGGTCTGCTGAGAACCACAACCTCGTGGTGAACGTCGGTCTGCAATACATGTGCGGTACGGCCCTGACCTCGGTTGCCCAGATCACGACTTGGTACATTGGCCTGTACGGTGCTGGCGCGTCTAACACCCCCGCCGCTGGTGACACCATGTCCTCCCACGCTGGCTGGACGGAAGTCGTGCCCTACAGCAACGCCACCCGCCCCACCTGTACGTTTGCCACGGCAACGACGGCCAACCCATCGGTGGCCACGAACTCCGCCTCGGTTGCGGTGTTCAACATCAACGCTACGTCCACCGTTGGCGGCGCATTCTTGGTCAGCAACAACACCAAGTCGGGTTCTACCGGCACGTTGTTCTCTGCCGCTGACTTCACGGGCGGCGACCGCTCGGTTGCTTCCGGCGACACCCTGAACGTGACCTACACCCTGAGCTTGGCTGGTTAATAGAGGCGGCGATGGTCAAGTTGGATTTCGAGTTTGAGACGCAGTATGGGAGGTTCGCGGATGC